TGAAGAATTAGAAGAAATACTAACATCTCCTCCAGGATTATTATATGGAGATTATTATTTAAGATTAACATTTCCCCCAACAGATACCACATTAATAAAAAAACAAATAATAGCACAAAATAAAGAATCTGTTATAGATGGAGAATTTTATAATGAAAATGCTCAAGTAGAAGAGTTGTTGGGGGATGAATCATTTTCATCATCAAATACTGTTTTAGTTGATGAAATGAAGTGGTTAATTGATACTAAAGATTTAATATTCCCAGCACCAGAACCACAAGAAGATCCACTTAAAGCTATATTTAAAGAAAATCAAATTATTATACTAATGAGTCTTTTTGGTGCTAATAGAGAAGAAGCAGAAGAATTATATGAATTAGCTTGGGAATTGTCCCAAAATAAGGGACCAACAGCTTTTTATTATGATCAATTAGTTCAAGAAGCATTTGATAATTCTAGAACTGTTTTAGAACAAGCAGTTGCTAATGAAGGATATGAATGGCAACAAGGTGATAGAGTATTAGACGCAACTGTTAAAAGATTATTCTTAGCAGATTTTGAAGGTACGGATCAAGCAATAGCAGGTCAAATTAGTTTAATAAGAACTACTGCTAGAAATATACTTAATAAGGCAAATGATATAGGTGGTAGTTATAACCCTACATCAAAAAGATGGGATAATGATGGAGCATTTGGATATGCTAGTGATGGAAGATTATACCCATATTCAGAAAGATTAGCTTTAACAGCAGAAACACAATTTAATGACGCTACTATTGGAAATGATTTTATAAGTTTAAGACCAGAAATGGCTAAACGAAAACCATTTTTTCAAGCTATTTTTGAAGCAGCTAATTTAAGATTTTTAGCAGGTACAGGAATTAATTTTAATGATCCTTTAAAAGATTATTTTTTAAGTAAAAATCAAGGTTACAATCAACCTATTATCAATGAAATTCCAATAAGTGGAAATGCTAGTGAAGTAATTACTTCTGATGAAATAAATAACATATACCAATCAGAAATAAATATAGTTGAAAATGTAAACTTAAGACCAGATAATTTATTACCCCCTGATTTTACAACAACCAATGATGGTTTAACATATGAACAAAGAAAAGCATACGCTAAAACACAAATTTTCTTAAAACTTAAAAATGTATTAGGAATAAATTGGTACAATGCAAATGCTCAGGTAGCTTCTGAATTACCATTCTGGTCATCTGGAGGAGGAAATCCAAATTCAAGTTCATATAATCAAAATAATGTAAATGCTGGTTTAACAACAGCTGATAAATGGTATTTTGAATTTGGTAGAAATGGGTTACCCGTACCTACTGGGTTATAATTGATATAAAAACATAAATTATTAATATTTATAATAAAATTAAAGATGAAGTTAACAGAATTAAAAAAAGTACTAAAAGAAACTGTTAGAGAAGTAATACAAGAAGAATTAAAAGATATACTTTTAGAAGCTGTAAAAACACCAAAAGTAGTAACTCAAGCCCCAGTTATGGAATCTTTTAATCCTACAGTTCCTACTCCTTCACCAACAACTCCTGTAATGTCATCCCAAGAAAAAAGAGATGCTTATAAAAATATTTTAGGTGAAACAGCAGCAGGATTTAATACTAATAATGTACAATCTTTTAGACCTAATCCAGGAATGGATGTAGCTAATGGAACATTACCTGAAGGAAATGTAGGTATGGATCAAATAATGAATTTAATGAATAGTAAATAATGGCTAGAATAATAAGTAATGCTTTTCCAACTATTAATAGTGGTAGTGCTGCCTTAGGGTTTAGTTTTCCTTTATCAGGAAGAGCAGTATTTAATTCTACATATACTACTAAAGACGTAATTAAAACTAATTTAATTAATTGGTTATTAACTAATAAGGGTGAAAGAGTAATGAGACCTACCTTTGGTGCTAATTTAAGAGATTTTATTGGAGAAGGAATTAATGATGGCACAACATCAGCTATAGAAGCAAGAATAAGAGATAACATAAATTCACAATTTCCTCAAATTCAAGTAAAAAGTGTAAATTTTGATAATCAACCTGATAATAATACAATAAATTTATTTGTAAATTATTTAATTCGTAATATAGGAACTGAAGATCAAATTAATATAGTATTATCATAATGGCAAATTTAAATAGAAATATAACATATACAAATAGAGATTTTAATACATTTAGAAATGCTCTTATAAATTATTCTAAAACCTATTTTCCTAATACATTTAATGATTTTACTTCTGATTCAACTGGGATGTTATTCATTGAAATGGCTTCATATGTGGGTGATGTTTTATCTTTTTATTTAGATAACCAAATCCAAGAAACTTTTATACAATATGCAAGACAGGAAAAAAATCTATTTGATTTAGCTTATATGTTAGGTTATAAACCTAAAGTAACTACAGCTGCAACAGTAGATATTGCATTGTATCAACAACTTCCATCAAAAAATGTAGGAGGAACATATGTGCCTGATTTTGATGATGCTCTAAAAATTCCAAGTAATTTTCAAATAACTTCTAATGAAAATTCATCTATTAAATTTATAACAGAGGATGTTTGTGATTTTTCAATTTCTTCATCACAAGATCCTACTGATATTTCTATTTATTCTTTAAGTGGTGTAAACCCTGATAGATTTTTATTAAAAAAGACAAGGAAAGCAATATCAGGGACTATAAACACAACAACAGCAACTTTTACAACTCCATCAAAATATGCAACAGTTGATATAAATGCTTCTAATATTATAAATATATTAGATGTATTCGATAGTGATGGAAATCAATGGTATGAAGTATTAAATTTAGCACAGGATACAGTATTTACTACAAAAATAAATGCAAGTTATACGGATCCTAATGCTATACAAGATGATGCTCCCAATTTATTAAATTTAAAACAGGTTCAAAGAAGATTTACATCAAGATTTTTAAATAATACTACATTACAGATAGGTTTTGGAGCTGGAACTGTAAGTGATAATGATGAAAATTTAGTACCTAATCCTGATAATGTAGGAACAGGGCTGGCATTTTCAAAAGATAAATTAACTACAGCTTATTCTCCCTTAAATTTTATGTTTACTGACACTTATGGTATAGCACCTGCTGACACAACGTTAACAATAAGGTATTTAACAGGAGGGGGATTAGCATCTAATGTGGCATCAGGAACTTTAACTAATTTCAATTCAACAGGAATACTTTTTACTAATCCTAATATAACAGATAACACATTAGCAAATACTATTTTTGATTCTGTAGCTATAAATAATATTTTAGCAGCAGATGGAGGTCAAGGAGCTGATACTATAGAAGAAATAAGACAAAATGCTTTAGGTAATTTTCAAAACCAATTAAGAACTGTTACTCAACAAGATTATTTAATTAGAGCCTTAAGTATGCCTGCTAATATAGGTACTATAGCTAAAGCCTACATTCAACCTACTAAAGTAGCAGAATATCAATTAGGTGAATTACCTACTATTTTAGATATGTATGTATTATCTTATAATTCTCAAAAACAATTAAGAACAGCTTCTTCAACATTAAAACAAAATTTAAAAACTTATCTATCTGAATATAGAATGATAAATGATTCTATAAAGATTAAAGATGCATATATTATTAATATAACATGTAATTTTGATATAATAGTATTACCCAATTTTAATAATAATGATGTAATTTTACGTTGTATAGAATCGTTAACAAATTATTTTAGTATTGATAATTGGAACATAAACCAACCTATATTGTTAAAAGATATAAGTATACTTTTAGATAAGGTTGAAGGTGTTCAAACTATTACTAAAGTAGAAATAAAAAATATATCAGGTGCTAGTAAAGGATATAGTGATTATTCATATGATACAATAGCAGCAACAAACCAAGGAGTTATTTACCCATCAGTTGATCCTATGATTTTTGAATTAAAATATCCACAAGTTGATATTGTAGGAAGAGTAGTACCTTTATAAATAAAAAAAATATGGATTTATTAGAAAGATATAATCAAATAAAAAAAAATCAACCTTTAGATGGTACCCCAAAAGATGGGGGGACAACTAATAATCCTTCATCTAATTTTACTCAAAAATACAATGCTGAAAATGCATATTATACTACTAATGAAGGAGTAGTTAGAGCTAATATTT